CCTTTCCCTCTGCTCCGTAAGCCGCAAGGCTGACATCGCTCTTGTGTGCCAGACGTTTTGTCTCCGCTATCCGCGATGCCGTTTGCGCTTTCTCGTAGGCGATGCGGGTCATGTCGGCGGCGTTTGCTCCGAGCGCTTTGCATAGATCTCCAAACACATCGATGGGAATTTGTCTTTGTCCTTTTAGATAGCGAAGAACGGTGACGGGACTCAGCCCGACTTCTTCTGCAATGTCATCGTTGGTTTTCCCCATGCGGGCTTTTTGGGCTCGAAGCTCTTCTGCGATGGCTTCGGCAAATTGATCTCCATATTCGGTCATGGATAAATAATAACACATATCGGGGAGAAAATTAACCATCCCGTTGTCTAAATGAAAGTGCAACACCCGTTAGATTGGAAATTGCCTAG